TCGCGCTGGGTACCGAAGTCGCCCAAAACGGTGATGGGTTGTGCATGCTCAAGCATGCCTTGTGCGGCGCGGATTAGGTTACGCGACGCTACGGTTGAATAATTTTGAATAGCCATTGCTGTTCCTTTATTTGATTAAGTTAAAACCCGCGCTGCGCTCTAGTCTTTTCGCGCTTTGCGGCTTCGTAGTTCCAAAGCTCTTCTGGCGACATGTCGTCCAATGTCTTGGGCGGCGGTGTCTGGCCGGGTCGAGTTGTCGCGGCAGCAGCAAGTCGCTGCCCACGCTCTTGCTTGATATCCGACGCTGAACGCTTCTTCGTTTCGTGGAACAAGTCCAGCATACGAATTGCGTCTCGCGCTGAGTCGCTGTTTGCCAGAGACCGAATTTCCGGCGACTGTACTGTGAACCATTGCGTGAACTCTAAAGTGTTCACGGTGTCCTTCCAGTTCTCGTACTTGCCATCCACACGCGCCTCTTCGATGGCTTGCCTCATCTCTGCTTTGGTCTGGTCAACCTGCTGCTGCACGAATGCGGCAACTTGCTGGGGATCAAGTCCCTGTTGCGGTTGAACGGACCCTAGCTTAGATGCGACATACTCCTCCATCGCTCCAGCCCACTCGGGGAAATCTTCCTTGAGCTGCTCCCACTTCTCTGGGTTTTTGGCTGCATTCGCGATCTGTCCCTGAGACGGAGCTTCTTGCGGGGCAACTTGCTGTTGCGCCACTCGGGCTTGCTGGAACTCACGCTGCATCGCGGCCACACGACCCTCGGCAGTCTTTACATGGTGCAGCAGTTGAGCATTGGCCGTTGCCAGTTCGTCGATTTGAGCAAGCTTCGCTCTCACGGCTTCTGGTAAGCTGGCCAGTGGGTCTTCCGGCTCCTCACTCGGTGCGGCTTCTTCAGCTACGGGTTCCTCTTCCAGCAGCGGTTCTTCCGGTGCTGTAGCCATTTGCTGGTTTGCGGACTGATCGTCAGCATCCAGTTTTGCGGCCTCTTCATCCCAAAGCTGTTGTGCTTCCTCCGGTGATAGTTGGTTTTCTTCCACTTTGCTCTCCAATAAAAAAGCCACCTTTCGATGACTTCAAACAACGGTTAAGCGGGATTATTCGTCCGGCTGAACCACCACACCCCGAGTTACCTCATTTGGTAAGTCGAGAAATCTTTTTATGAATCGAATCTCACCCCGCAACAACGCCGTCTCGATGTCGGAGAGATTGACGGCGTCGTTTTTGTCGCGGCATTTGCGAAGCTGCTCTTCAGCCCACTTACGCATCACATGCCACTCTGGCGAACTAAAATTGATCATAGTAAAAAAGCCAGCGCGAGGCTGGCTTTATGAAAATTTTGGGCACAGGGTCCCTGCAAAAATTCTACCTTTTATCATAGGATTTGTGCAACATTTTTGTTTGCATAGCCTTGCATTGCTTTGCAGCAGTTTGCCGTATCAGAGCGGCGATTTTGCGTACCGATAGAAGATAGCGGCTGTCACTTTGAAAGCCGAACCCGTACCGCCGGCAATTATCGGACGAATAAACGCAGGCATCTCTTGGCAAATATGATTTGCCGCAGCGGTATAGGCCATGTTGGTCATGCCGCCACGCTGAGTAAGAGGATGCCAGTTCGTGCCGTCGTTCGATCCTTCAAACGTAACTGTCGATCCACTGAACGTGCCGGTGACTTGAATGGTGATATCGGCTGCTGCGTTCAAACCAAAAGCAGCGCCGTCGTCACCGGTCGCCATAGCGTTCCAAGTAACGAGGGTAGCGCCTGCTGCTGTGTTGCGATCGGTTGTAGGTGTAATGGTTGCCATGTCTGTTTCCTTTAATAGTTGAATGCGCTACTGATCAAACCCAAACCACCGGTTCGCTCTACGTCGGTCAGAGAAGGCTGATTAAGTTTCTTTAACTGCGCTGCTGTTACTGAAGGCGCAGCTCCCGGAGACGTGGGTTGCTCCATGGTGAAGTCGCCGGGAGCTTGCGCGAATATGTATCGACCATCTGGTGTCTTCAGTTTAGTAGCAGAATTGGGGCTCACCATGTTGTTTCCGCGCAGCGCGGTCTGCGCTTCTTGTTGCGTGACGTTGTCCGCAATCTTGCGCATGGCAGCCATGTAAGTTTTTCCTTGCCGCCCTAAGTCATACCAAACATGCTTTGGTTTTAGCGGCACCTTGTACGTCACTTCCGCAGGGTTGTAAGCCCTTACGTTACCGCTGTTATCTGTAACCCAACTGCTTCGATAGATGTTGATTGCCTCATTGTGCTTAGACGCGGCAGATTCATACCGGCGTGCTTCTTGGTTGTACTTGCCTATCGCATCTTGGTAAGCATCGAGTTCACGCTGGAGAACGGCGGCCATGGTTTAAATCCCCGATCCCATACGCATCTTCAAATCCTGTTCGGCTGCGAACAGCTCTTTGCGGCCACGTTCTTTGATCGCCGTGTCGGCCAATTGCGCCTTGATCTTCTCCAGTGACAGGTTCTGCGCGTTCGACATCTTCAGCATCTCGATCTCACGGGTTAGCTGTAGCTCGGCCATCTTGATCTCAGCTTCCTGCTGCATCTTGACCTGACGTGCTTGAATCTCAGCCATGTCGCCTTCGTTCTGCATCTGCGCACGCTGGAGGTCCGTTTGCGCACGGAGGTTCGCAGCTTCGATCCGTGGATCAGGTGGCGGTGGCTGGTTGGCCATGGCCTTCTGCTGTTCCTTGATCTGCTCGATCTCCTCTTCGGATTTGAATACATCCGTCGGATCGATGTGCTGCGCTTGCAGTGCTTTGCGGAACAGCTTCTCGGTGTCAAGGTACATGCCGTAGATCGGATTCGCGCCAGCGGCAAGCAGGTTCAGGAATGCTTGATTCTGGATGTCACGTATCAGCAAAGCCGATGAGCCGCGTGCGTTGATGCTGAAGTCGCCCTTGACCTCTTCGTCCTCGTTGTACAGCATGTTGTAGTCGTAGTACCGGCGGATGTGCGGACGTGTGACCATGTCGTCGAATTGCTTGACCAGTCTGCGAAGTACCACGTTGGCAGAGTTCATCAGCATCTGCATACCGCCAACGGTATCAGGCGCTGCGCCCTTCTCACCTTGCAGGATGGTCGGCACACCAGTCTCTTGATCGACTAGCTCGGTCGCCATCTTGATGATGCCGGAGAGTTCAGCCTGATGGCTGTTGAACTCGAACGTGGCAAAGGCTTTCGACACATCGTCCACGTCATCGGTTGCGTACCATATCTTGCGGCTAGATAGCTGCCACTGCTTGTCAGCCGGCTGGATGACGTTCGGCTTCATGACGATCTGAGGACCGCTGGACACGCCTGCGTTGTCCATCATCTGACGCCATGCAGCGTTCAGCACCTTCTGCTGTGAGCGCATCAGGTAAGGAATGCCATAGCCCCAGACGCTGTTGGCAACCTTCTCCCAGACGTAGAAGTCATACGGCAGATCGCCGCCTTCCAGTGGGTTCAGGAACGCCTTGACGACGGTGCTGTTGATGATGATCACGCAAGCACTGACGCTCTTCAGCTCATCCTTGTCACCCGCATCGACACCTGCGGCGTCGAGGTCATCATGCTCGACCTCACCCCAGTAGGTCCACATCTCGTACAGGTCACGCGCCACATCACGCTGGTCGTCATCGCGCAGCTCTTCCATGGTGTGCGACCGCTTCGGCCCTTCCTCCAGAACCTTGCGCAATTGCGCCTTCATGAAACCCGGCTGCTTGGCCAGTTCACGAATCTGCTTTGCGGTGATCTGCTCACGCTCGTAGATGCCCTTGCCGTGGTGGATGTTCTCGCCGCATGCCGGGTCCGGCCACACGTTGTGTGGATCGACACGGAACGAAGCAGGGGCCAGCTCCTCGACGATCTCGATCTGGTGAACCTGCTGCCCTTGCGCATCGGTGTAGGGCTGCCACGCCTTGCGTGTGCGGTTGGTGACGATCGGGCCACGGATGACGCCTGTGCCGAACACGGCTGCGTCGTGAAGCATTTTGCGTAGTTCGCCGTTGTAGTCGCACTCGATCAACTGGTCTTCGATCTCGCGTTGCATCGCTTCAGCTTTTTTCTTGGCAAGGTTCATCACCTCTCGCGCAATGTCCTTCATGCGCATCGGCTGACCGGCTTGATCGGTGACCTGCTGCGGACCCTGCGGACCCATGGCCATAGAGGCGAGTCCGGTCGGAGCCTCAGGTGCCATGCCCGGCTGTGGTGGTGCCGGGATACCCGGCGGTGCCATGGTGGGCTGTGACGGTGCCATGCCGCCTTGTGGCGGTGGTGCCATGCCGCCCGGTGGCGGTGCCATGCCTTGCTGCTGGCCC